CAATACCAAGACAATATATCTTTGGCGCACCCTTGAGAATGCCCGGTGTACCAAATGCATACCAGAGTTTGAATGTTAAACATGTATCTGGTAAAAACTCTAAATTGATATTCAAGTCCTATGAGCAGGGCAAGATGCAATGGATGGGTAAAGCGGTAGATGTCACATGGTTAGATGAGGAACCGCCACAAGATATATATTCTCAAGCTCTAAGAGCCGCACTTAAAAGTGGTGGTATTGTCTTTATGACTTTTACCCCTGAGAGTGGAATGACCGAAGTTGTAACACAGTTTATGACTAAGTTAGGTCAGTCACAGGCTTTATACCATGCGACATGGGATGATGCTATACACTTAGATGAAGATGTAAAGAAAGAGATATTAGCCGCATTACCTCCGCATGAAAGAGATATGCGTTCTAAAGGAGTACCAGTTTTAGGTTCAGGACTTGTATTCCCTGTAAGTGAAGATGATTTGAAAGTTGAACCTTTTGCTCTACCCGAACATTGGCCTAGACTATGTGGTATAGATTTTGGTTGGGATCACCCTACTGCCGCTGTCTGGTTAGCTTGGGATAGAGATACTGATAAAGTATATGTTTATGACTGTTATCGTAAATCTGCTGAAACGCCTGTTGTCCACTCAGCCGCTATTAGAGAAAGAGGGGATTGGGTTCCTGTCGTTTGGCCTCACGATGGCTCACAACATGATAAAGGTTCAGGAAAGCCGTTAGCAGAGTTGTATAGAAAGCAAGGTGTCAATATGGCACATAAGCATTTTGAGAACCCGAATGGTGGTATTTCAGTAGAACCGGGAATCATGGATATGCTTCAAAGAATGCAAACTGGTAGATTTAAAGTATTTAATTACTTGAATTTATGGTTTGAAGAACTTAGGATGTATCATAGGAAAGAAGGTAAGATAGTAAAAATACATGATGATTTGATGAGTGCAACTAGATATGCATCCCAATCTTTAAAGTTTGCTTCTACTGGAAGACCTAAGAACAGACCACGAAAAGCAATTAATACATACGATTATTATGGAGGTCATCAAGAAAGGGCATACGTTTGAAAATGTCATTGTTCCTATATCCGAATTAGATTTGATATGGGATCAAGTTAAAAACGAAATTGTTAGAACTAATGATGAAGTTTTAAATGAAGAAGATGTAAAACAGTATATAAAAGACGGTTATTATACTTTATGGCTAGTAAAAGAACTAAGTTCTAATGATACAGTAGCAGTTTTTACAACAGAATTTGCTTATTATCCAAGATATAAAACTTGTAGAGTAGTAACATTAGCTGGTAGAAGGTTAAATGAATGGGTAAATAGCAAATTACATGACCTAGAACAATGGGCTATAGAACAAGGTTGCTCACATATGGACATGTATGCAAGAAGAGGATGGAAAAAAGTGTTGAAAGAATACAAAGAAGATTGTATTTTATTAAGAAAGAAACTATAACCATTAAATAAAAGGTAAATATGAAAGTCTATACAGAAGTAAATTATGAGTTTAAGAATGGTGTTCTCGTAGAACAATCTTCTAAATCTTATGAATATACAGGTGAAGTATCACTTTGCAAAGGCGGTGGTGGTAATCCTGTCACAAAAACTATAAATAAAGCAGTAAAGGGAACTTCAGGATTTGTAAATGATGCTGTTTCAGGTGCTATGAATGCTGTTGCTGATCCTGCTGGAACAATACAAGGCGGCCCGGGTGGTACATTTGGTGATGTTACAGATCAACTTTACGGCGGGACTTTTCAAAATCTGGTTGAGGGAGCGCAGGGGAAAACTGAAGAAGAAGTAGTTGCGCCTCCAACTTTAGCGGCAGAAGAAGTTGATGCTCAAGGTGCATTAACTGCACAAAACAAAAAAAGGAATCAAGAGGCTGGAAGAGGTGCGGCTAATTTAACCGCAGGGCAAAATGCAACAATGCTAACGTCTTAATTTTATGCCTGAAGAAACACAATCTGGTGATATTGGTGCTATTATTGATAGACACCATGAAAAGTTAAAAAATAATCGTAGAACTTGGGAACGAGAATGGCAGGAAATGGCAGAGTATGTCTTGCCTCATCGTTCTGACTTCACTACAACTCATTCAAAAGGTGATGATCGAATGGGGATGGCGTTTGAAGGTACTGCTATGCGATTATTAAAACGCTTTGCATCAAATATACATAATGTCTTCACTCCAATGGGTGCAGAATGGTTTAAACTAACTACAGGAATTGCTGAGTTAGATAAAAATCGTAATGTAGCTATATGGATGGATGAAGCTACAAAGATTGTTAAACATCATGTTTCAAGACCATCATCTAACTTCCAAAGTGCAGTATATCAATACTATTTGGAAGCAGGGTCTTTCGGTACTGGTATCATATTTGTTGAAGATCAGCCCGGGTTTGGCCCTCGTTATCGCAATTTTCCTCTTTCAGATTGTATATTGGGTTCTGGAAGTGAAATGGAGATTGACACAGTTTTTCGGAACTACAAACAAACTGCAAAAGACTTAGTATCTAGATTTGATCCAGAAACTCTACCAGAGCAAGTAGTAGAAAAAGCCTTTGGCACAAAAATGTTAGATGAATATGATGTTGTTCATGCAGTATTCCCATCATGGACAGCACAAAGTTATTTGCCAGAAGGTTTTAATAAACCATTTGTTTCTGTTCACTACTTAAAAGAAAAGAAATCTATCTTGTCAATAAGTGGTTATGAGGAAATGCCATATATTTGTGCTAGATGGGAAAGATCAGATCGTGAAATTTATGGTAGAGGGCCAACATGGGAAATAATGCCCGATATTAGATTAATTACAGAAATAGATAGAACATATTTAAAAGCAGTTCAGAAAGCGGTCTCACCGCCTCTGTTTGTACCGGATTCTGGACTACTTGACCCCCTAGATACTACCCCTGATGCAATAAATTATTATTCAGTCGGTCTAGGGGGAAAAGACGAGATATTTGAAGTACCAACAAGAGCAAGACCTGAATATGCTGAGAAGTTAAATGCTAAATGTACTGCAAATATACGAGAAGGTTATTTCTTAGACTTGCTTGAGTTACCCGGCCCTGTTGCTCCTGATGGTGACGTTATGAGATTTAGTGCAACGGAAGTATCGGTAAGGATGAGACAAAGAATGCCTATACTTGGGCCAATTTTAGCTAGACAGGAAGGAGAATTTCTTGATCCTCTTATAAGAAGGACAGTTAATATCCTTATGAGATCATTCCAACTACCTGAAATGCCTGAAGAAATGCAGAAGCAGTTTAAGATAGAATATATTAACCCTGTATCAATTTCCATGAGATCAGGAGAAATAAGTTCTATGAATCAACTTTTTGAAATGATAATGCCTCTTGCACAAATTGATCAAACTATACCAATGTATTTTAATACACAGCAAATACTGAAAAATACTGCTGAAGTATTACAAATACCAACTTCTAATCTTAGGACAAAAGAAGAAGTAGATGCAATGGTAAAGGAACAACAGCAACAGCAACAAGCACAACAACAAATGCAACAGGCTCAAGTAGCTGGTCAATTGAATGAATCAATGGCAAAAGCAGAATCACTTAGAGCAGACTCTAAAGCGGCATGATTTCACGCTGGTTACAAGAGAAAGAAAAACGTACACGATTTAAAGAGGTCTTTAGTGGGGAAGAGGGACAAGATGTAATTGCGGCTTTAGCCAATGCACATTTTGTTTTTAGAACTTCTCATGCTAGTGACCCTTATACATCTGCATGGCAAGAAGGCCAAAGAACTGTGGTAATGGAGATAATAAATCTCGTTGGTGCAGATTTAGAGGCCATAAGAAAAAGGATTGACTTGCAGGAACAGGCTCGTGTTGAAAGACGAGCATAACCTTTAACTAAAAAAACTATGTCAGAAGAAGCAATAGCTCCTGAAGAATCAGGGCAAGCTGATAGTGGCGAATCTTCGGCTTTACAATTTAACGCATCCACTATGCCGGAAGGTTTAAGGGATGAACCTAGTCTCCAAACATTTGACTCAGTAGATAAACTCGCTAAGTCCTACGTTAGTGCAGTCAAAATGATTGGTGGCAATCCAGACAATCTTATTTCCCTTCCACAAGAAGGTGAAAGTATGGATGGTCTATATAATCAACTTGGAAGACCAGAACAAGCAGACGGATATGATTTTGGTGAAGATGACGAAGGAATTCTTGATAATTATAAAGAATTCGCACATGAAGTCGGGTTAAGCCAACATCAAGCAGAAAGTGTTCTTGGTGCTTATGAAACTATTCAAGAAGAAGAAGCAGAAAATTTTCAACAAAGCATAAAGGATTTAGAAGTTAATTCTACTATTGAATTGCAACGTGAATGGGGCAAGAATTTCGATGGTAATATGGATTATGCTAAAAGAGCTTATGCACAATTTGCTTCACCACAATTATCAGAGATTTTAGATGATACAGGTCTTGGAAATCACCCTGAAGTGATCAAGGCTTTTTCTAAAATTGGACAAATGTTAGGTGAAGAATCACTTGCGGTAGGGACAGGATTAGGTCGTAATCAAATGTCACCGCAATCAGCGCAGGAAGAGATTCAGGCTCTTTATAGTGATAAGGATTTTTCAAAGTCATATCGTGACAATACAGATCCTAATCACGGAACTGCGATGAAGAAAATGGATAGGTTGTTTAAAGCGGCATATCCATCTCAACAACGAGTAAGGTAGTTTCACCCCTCCATAGTGGAGGTAAGGCCGACACAAGAGGAAATAGATAGACAAGCATCTGCCCTATCAAAATTCTCTTGAGACCCTTTATGGATAATCTCTAGGTTAGAGTGACTTTAATTTATGCACATAGTGTGCATGAGATTTCTATAAAAGGTAAATTATGGCTAATTTTTATGACATTGAAACGTCGTATATACATCGCTATTCTGCTGATGTATTACATGCGCTTCAACAAAAGACAACAAGGATTCGTAATTTCGTTACGAACAAACCAAATTGTCAAGGTGTCGCAGAGTTCATTGATAAGATCGGAACTAACGAAGCACTTGATAAGGTTGCTCGGTTTGCGGATTCACCAGTACAAGCCATAGCCCATAAACGTAGGAGAGTATCAGCACAACCTAAAAATGCTGGATTCTTTGTAGAAGGTTTTGACACTCGTAGAATGAACTATGATGTGTTCCAACCTTATGCAGAAGCTACTTCAATGGCTATGTCTCGGAAAATGGATGCAACAATCGTTGATGCCGCTTTTGGTTCAGCTTATGAATCAGATGGTGGAGCAATGGACGGAGCAACTGAGATCGTTTGGAATGATACAAACTTCCCTAAACAGTTTATTGGTAAAGACTACTCTGTTGGCACAGCAACAGTTGATATGAGTGGTATTGATAACTCAGCATCTAATGCTAGGTCATTATCAATCGACAAACTGTTAAAGGCTCGTAGAGTTCTTTCTGAAAATGAAGCAGACCAATATGATGAAGGTGGTAATCCACTATATTTCATAGTCTGTTCAGCTTCTCAGATTGAGTCATTGCTACATTCCC